CCTGAACATTGTTACTCCATATCTTGAGTCAATCCAACAACGTCAAGGTCTTTATGCCTTCCGCGTTATCATGGATGAGTCGAACAACACACCTGACATCATCGACCGTAACATTCTTTATGGTCAGTTGTACCTACAACCTGCTAGAACTGCTGAATTCATCATTCTTGACTTCAACATTCAATCAACAGGTGCGGCATTTCCAGGTGCCTAATTGAAATAATCGGGGGAGTTGAAATATACTCCCCCAATTTTTCAAACTGATTATATTTATATGAAAGAATGATTTTTAAACTTGGAGAAATAAATGGCTGAACTACTCGATCCTACCGAAATTTTCTTTACCCCATATGAACCGAAACTTGCTAACCGGTTTATTATGTATATCGAAGGTGTTCCTGCTTACCTTATCAAAGGTGCATCACGTCCGAACGTTACCTTTAACGCAATAACTCTTGAACACATCAACGTAAAGAGAATGATTAAGGGTAAAGCAAAGTGGGAACCAGTAACAATTAAGCTTTACGACCCAATCGTACCATCAGCTGCACAAGCAGTTATGGAATGGGTTCGTCTATCACACGAATCTGTAACAGGTCGTGATGGATATTCTGACTTCTACAAGAAGGACATTACATTCAATACACTTGGACCTGTTGGTGACAAGGTTGAAGAATGGACTTTGAAGGGTGCCTTCATTCAGGCAACTTCTATGGGTGAAATGGACTGGGGTGTAGATGACCCCGTTGAAATTTCACTTACACTTGAATACGATTATGCAATTTTGCAGTTCTAATTTTTGAACTTAAAATTTTTGTGGGTGTATCGATTTTTTCGGTACACCCATATTTATTTATACGAACAATATTGTTTCATTTAGTTACAGGATTTAGTTATGGCTCAATTACCAACGGGATATAATCTCTCGAATAGCGGTGAGGCACTATCAGATGCCGAGTTAAAAGCACAACTTTTATCAGAATTCAAACCGACTTCGGTAAAAAAATCAAATTTTCCAACAGAAATCGTACCACTACCATCAAAGGGATTGGTTTACCCAGAAGGACATCCACTTGCAGAAGGTGTAATCGAAATGAAATACATGACTGCAAAGGAAGAGGATATTCTTACTTCACAGAACCTTATTAAACAAGGTGTGGTATTAGATAAACTGTTTGAATCTCTCATTGTCACTCCGATTAATTATAATGACCTTTATCTTGGTGATAAGAATGCAATCATGGTTGCAGCCCGTATTTTAGGTTATGGTAAGGATTACACAGTTCAGATTGATGACCCGAATTCTCCGGGAACAAAACAAAAAGTTACAATTGACCTTACTCAAATAGAGCACAAGGAGGTGGATTATACTCTATTAGAGAACAGAACAAATGAATTTGATTTTGAATTACCACAATCAAAGAGAGTGGTGACATTCCGTCTTCTTACACACGGTATCGAAAAAGATATTGATGCGGAGATTAAGGGAATGACAAAACAAATTAATCGTAGTGGAATAGATCGTGCTCTAACAACTCGTTTAAAACATATTATTATTGCAGTTGACGGCGAACGTGGACGTGCAGTAATTAATAACTTTGTTGATAATGAATTGTTTGCGCAAGATTCACGAGCTCTCCGTGCTTACATGAAGGATATTTCACCAGACCTTGATATGACATTTACTTTTATATCAGATTCAACAGGTGAGGCTTCGGAACTAGCAATTCCGATGGATGTTTCCTTTTTTTGGCCTGGGACTTGATTATAAAGTTGGTCTCCACGAAGAAATTTTCTCTTTGTGTTATTACGGAAAAGGTGGATTTTCTTGGGAAGAAGTGTATAACTTACCTATTTATTTGAGAAGATTTTATATTCAACAAGTTAGTAAGGCAGTCGAAGCCAAAAACAAAGCTGAATCAGAAGCCTCCAAAAAACAATCTACATCTGCTCCAAAATTTTCAAGACCAACGAGATAATCGTGGTATTATTAGAAGTCCTCATATTTATATGTATGAGGACTTTTTTATTTGAGGTAATACAATGAAACTAACATCACATCAGAAAAAATTAATCCGTGAAGGTATAATGGATCACATCGTTAATTGGATTGTTGATAAACAATATTGGAAAGCCAAGAAAATGTTTGAGGATGATCCTGAATTACAAAAGATAACTCAAAGAGTTTTTGATAGTATTACTAAAGCAGAAAAGCAAGCAGAGGATTATTGTAAGAAATACGGATGTATAGAGCCAACAAAACACACAATTAAACTTGAAAAGTTCAAAGACATTAGAGCAAAAAAAGGTAAAAAGTAATAGTTGTATCAAATGGCAAAACAAAAAGATAATACATCGGCAATAACAGATGACCAAAATAGACTCAATGATTCTTTGAGAAAGCAACAAGAGATTTTGGGACAAATTGCTGCGCTCGAAAATCAAAGTTTAGAGACATATGCCGATAGATTAAATCTTCAGGAACAACTATATACAAACGCAAAATTAATAGCAACGGTAGGACAACAAATAGACAAATTGGGTCAATCAGATTCTGACCGTGCAAAACTTTTAACAGAACAATATTCAACACACAGAGATTTACTTGACGAAGTGCAAAGTAAATATTTTGATATTGTAACAAATTCTAACAATATAGTTGAAGATTCATTTGAAGTAGTAGATTTATCAAAAGAACAAAATAAACTTGCAGAGATTTTGTTGGATACTGAACTTGCAAGAGATGTTCTTGGTGAAAAAGAGTATAATAAACAAAAAGCCCTTTTAGAGTTTATTAGACAACGACTCGATTCAATGAACGAAATAAATAACACTCAACAAAGAGCGAATGATTTATCTAAAAAGTTTTTATCTGAAAATACTCTAATTGGTGGTGCTCTTCAAAAAACTCTCGGTGGTATAGAAAGTTTAGCCGAAAAATTCGGAGGTCATGGTCTCATAGGTCATATTCTTGGTAAGAAAGCATCTAAACTTATAGAAGAAACAAGAAATAGTATTCGAACAAAAATAGTAAAAGCATTTCAGGAGTCTGGAAGTGCTGGAGTTAATGCATTTTCAGTTGCTAAAATGGCGGCGGGTTCTTTTGTTAAGTATGCACTTCCTGCACTTGGTATTGCGGGTGTACTCGGTATATTCTATGCAATATCCCATGCAATAGGTCACCTCGATGAAGAACTAAAAGAGATTGGTCAATTATTTACAGCTAGTAGACAAGAAGCTGATAAGATACACCATATATCTGTTGATATGGCTAAAGAAATGGGTGTTGTTGGTATAAACTCTATGGAAGTTGCAAAGGGTATAAAGGAAACACAAAATTCTTTAAATGGTTTATCACTTGTTCCTTTATTAAAAGCTGGAAACGAAGAAGCTAAAAAACTTGTTGAAGACACAACTATTCTAACAGAAAAGTTTGGTCTGTCTGCTGATGAAGTTGGTAATCTTCACGGACTGGCTGCTATTACTAAAAAACCAATCGGTGAATTAGTAAAAGATAGTATTAAGATGGGTAAAGGGTTTTTAGGAACTAAAGCTTCAATTCAATTGATAGCAAAGTTATCACCAACAATGACGCTGAACTTTAAGAAAGGTGGACAAGAACTTTTAAAGGCAGCTCAAAAAGCCAAACTATTAGGAATGGAATTGGAAGATGTTCAAAACTTTGGAGAAACTATTCTCGATTTTGAATCGTCACTTGAAAAAGAAATGGAAGCTAGAGTTCTTACTGGTAAGAATATAAACTTTGACCTAGCACGTCAGTATGCTCTTAATAATGATATTGCATCTTTACAAGAAGAAATGTTACATCAACTTGGTTCTTCCGCTGAATTTGAAAAGATGAATTTCTTACAAAGAAAATCAATCGCGGATGCATTTGGTATGACAGTAGACCAAGTTGCAAAACTTTTAATTTCTCAAGAAAAATTAAAAGACTTGGGTATAAGTCAAAATAAGTTAGATGTGCTTCAGAGTAAGAATGCAGAAGAACTTAGAAAAGAATCAGAAAAACTTGGTAGTGGTAAACTAAAAGATTATATAACACAACTTGCAAAAGAAAAAGAAGTAGCAACGATAAATGAACGTATAAGTGATGCAATGACAAAAATAAAAGAAACTTTGTCTGCAACACTCGCACCACTTCTTGAACAAGTACACCACTTTTTAGATTCTGCCGAAGGTGCCGAGTTTATTAAGAGTACAGTCGAAGGTATAAAGACAATTATGTATGGTCTTGTTTCTGCTGGTAAAGCACTTGCATCAGGTATTTCATACGTCAACAAGTTATTCGGTGGAACTGGGGTAGCAGTTGGTATGATAGGTGGTCTTTTGGCAACAATCGCAACTTACTTTGTAGGAAAGGCTTTGATTGTAAATGGAGTCAAAGCTTTAACAAGTTCATTAACAGGTGCATCATCTGCCGCAAGTAATCTTGCAGGAGGAGTTCAACAAATAGCCAATGCATCAAGTGGTCTTGGTGGAGCTGGTGGTGCTGGTGGTCAACTTGCATCATTTGGTTCTGGTATAACACCGTTTGCTCAAAATGCAGTTGCACTCGGAATATCCTTAATTGCTTTTGCTGGTGCTCTTTGGATAACATCGAAGGCTTTCCAAGAGTTTGCGAAACTAAATTGGGACAATATATACAAAGGTTTGACAGTAATGGGAGCTATGGCGGGGGTCGCCGTTGTATTAGGATTAGTTGGAAAGTTTTTCATAGCAGATGGTGGCGTTACTGCGGCAGGACTTATGGCATTAGGTGCGTCTCTTGTATTGTTTTCCGCTTCATTACTTATTGCCGCAAAAGGTCTAGAAATAATGTCCAAAGTAAAATGGAAAGATTTCGATGGAATGTTTACCGCGTTAGTGAAGGTTGCCGCATCATTTGGAGTATTAGGTGCGTTACAACCACTTATTTATGCAGGTTCACTGGCTCTCGGTGCCGCTGGTCTTGCCGTCGGTTTATTCGCCGGTAGTGTTTATCTTCTCGGCAAAGGACTCAAGTCTTTATCAGAAATAGGAGATATGAGTGCGGCAGGAAAGAACATTGTAAATGGATTGAAAGAACTTGCTAAGGTTCCAAAGGCATTAGATATAAAGGCAATTGAAGATTCATTTGATGAACTAGAAGATGCTTTGGATGAATTAAATTTTGATGACCTGATTGCATTTGGAGATTTGGCAAAAGCTGAAATGAAGAAAGCTGGTTCTAATTTAGTCGAAGGTATAAATTCATTGGTCGGTATAAATGAGAATATAAATTGGAGTCAACTTGAAACTACGTTTGACTTGTTGGAAGATTCTCTCGATGAATTAGATTTTGATGATGTAAAGGCATTTGCAGAACTTGCAAAAACAGACCTATCAAATGTTGGCTCAAACATCAATAAAGGATTAGAATCCTTATCATTGGTAAAAGCAACACCAGACATTCAGAAAAATTTACTTCAAGTAGAAAAGATATTTGATTGGTTTGAAGATGCACTTTCAGAATTGGATTATGAAGACATAAAAGAATTTACTAGTACCGCTTGGGAATCAATGACGGGATTTGCAAATAAATTCAAAGAGTTTTTAACATCACTTGGTTCTCTTCCAAAAAATTCAGGTTCGATAATCGGTGGATTTTCTTGGTTGATGGGGATGGTATCTGAAGCCGTCAACAATATAGACCCAAGTATTTTTCAAACGATTGGCGAAATGCAAGTACAAAATCTTACTGCATTCTCAAATAAATTTAGTGATTTTATAAAGACATTGGAGTCAAGTAACGCAAAAGCACCAAGTGCAATTTCGAATTTGACATCTAACTTCCAATTATTAAACGAAGCCATAAACAAACTAAACGTCAATAAACTAAAAGAACTTTCTAGTATTAGAATGGAAGTTGCGGAACCAACAGGTATAGTTGGTTTTGTGAATAAACTTCTTTTTGGTAAAACCGCAGATGAGACAACTACTGCTGTTTCAACTCCATCGGGTGGGGTTGGTGTAAAGAATGAATCGAATGTAAAACTAGATAAGATGATTAAGTTGCTCGAACAACTTGTTGGTGGATTGAATCAACCTACTGTTATTAAGATTGGTGATAAGACAGTAGAAACCATCGCAGTAAATGCTGAACGTTTGAGACAACAAAACCCAACACGTTCAGGTGGTCGTCAGATTGACGTGATTTTATAAAGACATTCTCGTACCTACTAGGTAATATCAACATAATTGTCTTTATCCATATTTATATGTAATAACTATGGGTAAATATAATGGCGTTAGTAGACTTATCATCTGACTTATCTAAATTCCGTGTGAATGTAAAAACATCGGTTGAAACTAGACCTGATGTTTCAAAAGCAAAATCCGCACGTTCTTTTGGTGCTTTTCAACCGATTTCTGAAAAGCTGTCTAGCTTTGCACCCAAGATAACAAAACCAACTCAAGATAAATTAGAGAATAAACTGGAATCAACAAGTTTAGATAACATAATTAAAAAGTTATCCAATGATTTGATTATTAACTCGGTTTCAAGATATAGTCCTGTAAATATATCCGATAAGAGATTAAAACTTACTCAACCTTCAATAGAAGACATATCTTCTAAATTTCAAGAAATACGTCAAGAAGGATTTACTACAAAGTTAAATAAGTCAGATATTCTCATATTGAGAAGTGAACGTGGTACAAATAATACTACTTCTCCTATTGAAGTTAATATGTTATTGGCAAAAACTATTGATAGAAAAAACTCTAGTCCAAATGTTTTTTCGTTTAAGAATACCGATAACAAAGAATTATCATCACCAAATATTTTTGTTGATAAAAATGATTCATCGGATGATGTTGTAAATCCAGATACAAAAATAAACACAATACCTTTGACTTTTGATAGAACGTCAAGCAGTCCTGATATTTTACCATCATCTAATGTAATGGATAAATCAGGTCAAAGTCCTGATGTATTAACTCCTACTCTTTCTATGGATGTGTCAGGTCAAAGTCCTGATGTATTAAAGTCATCGCCAGTTATGGATAAAACTGACCAAAGTCCTGACGTATTTTCACGAGGTGAATCATCTGATAAGTCAAAAAGTTCTCCAAAAATAAAAACAGATAGTCAAGAATATCTTAATAACATAACTGACCCAAAAACAAAGGTTTTCTCAAAACCACTTTCATTTGATAAATCCGGTCAATCTGTTCTTGTTAATAAGGACTTAATTTCTCCATTAAATAATGTTGTCAATCCTGATATTGCATTAGAAAAAAGTGTCCTGACTTTTGATAAATCACTTCAATCTCCTGAGATATTTACAGAAACATTAAAACAAGGATTGGTGGTAAATCCAAATACAAAGGTATTTAGAATTGAATCTGGTACAAATCACTTAACAGACGAGAGTAGATTAAATCCAGATGGTATACCATTCAGATTTGAAACCACTTCTAGATTAGAAAAAAGAAATCCTTCAAGAATAGTTGACGATAAGAACAAGTACACGGGAATTTCCAATCAATTGGAAGATAATAGTTCTTTAAATATTGACGGAGTAAATAGAACAAATCCAATTGGTAGAAATGAAAATCCTGAAAAATCAATTCTTTCAACAAAAGGAACACAGGAAGTTAATTTCTTCCGAAACGATAATGGAAGTGGATTTACATCAAAAGTTCAAAAGGGTGTATCTGAATACAACAATAATTCAGAATTTGTTTGGCGTGGTTCAAGACTAAATGCACCAGAAACAAACTTCATTTCAGACACAAATGGTATAGGATTTACAAAGTTTGCAGTAATAGGTGATACTAAATTCAAAAATGAAACTTCAAAATATGGATTTGAAGGAAAACCTTCGGTCAATTATTTTGATTTAGGAGAAAGATATACTACGGATGGATTTTCAACATCTGTTTTTTCTTTAAATTCTTTCTATAAAAAAGATTCTTCTATATTTGACTGGGATGGAAGTAGACAAAATGCATCTACATTTGGTAGATTTACAAAATTTGTAACTCCACTTGTTACATCATATGTTAATGACAGTTCTGTTTTTACATGGAAAGGTTCAAATCAAAAAGCACCTGAAGTAAACTTTTTAGATGGAACTGGTATAAATACAACAAAAGGTTTTCATACATTTGCACAACAATATGATTCCAAGTATAATCACGAATCCTCCAGATACGGGTGGTTGGGGAATGATTCAACTGCACCACAAACCAATTTCTTTGATGTTAATGAAACAAATGTTCAAAGTGGATTTGATAGATTTGTAACTTTTCTTTCAACAAAGTATAAGAATAACACATCAAGATATGGTTGGGTTGG